ATATCTCGGCAGCGCCGGCCTCGATGCCTGAAAGTGTGTCCACGATACGCGCGGCATCGGCCCGCGTCGCAATAAAGCCGTCTGCAGTTGCCTCAGATGAGGCTGCAAGCATAGCGGCTGTGTTCGCGCCGCGGAGGATGCTAAATAGCTCGCCATATTCTGCGGTGGTGTCACGAAACGCACCGGCGAGGCCCTGGAAAATCGCGCTGTAGCCGTTGATTTTGTCGATGACATCGGTTATCACGCGGCTGGGCAGGCGGTAGAGCGTGACGAGCTCGCCGAGGAGCCCGGCCGGGGCCTCTGCGAGGTCGTCGATGGTGTCTGTAATCTCGCGCACCTGGTCGGAAATTGCGGTGCGGATCTCGTTTGTGATGCCGGTGATCTCGTCGAATGCACCGGTGACCGTGTCGATAGCATCGAGCACCGTGTCCTTTATGACCTCCGCGGCGCCCGGGGTGTCGACCGTTGCCTCGCCCGCCGCAGACGTTGCCGCCGCCGCGGCTGCTGCAGCCTGCGCGCTTATCGCCTCGGGGCTGCGTCGCGCTTGCTGCGGATAGGTGAATTGATCCTCGTCCGCCTCGACGAAATCGACCTCGAACGTAGCCCGGCCTGCGCCCTCGACAAACTGCTCGGTTTGCGTGACCGATACCGGAACGACCGGGATGTTGCCGTAGCGCGGGTGCGCAAGCTGTGCGGCGCCCGGCTCGTTGAGCGCTGTCCAAAACCGGTCGGCCTCGGTGTCGTAGTCTGCGCCCGAGATGTAGAGGCGCATCGGATAACGCACCGTGGATTGTCCGAGGTCCTGCACAGCGCCTGAGTCTTGACCCGGGAACTCGGTTACGGGGGCTTTCTTTCCGACCTCGCGGGATACCTCATCAAATAGCAAATTGAACTGCTCACCGCTTGGTGAGGCGTACACACATGTGCGCAGGCGTTCTTTCCAGCTCACAGGCCTGCCCCCTGATATGCAGTGTTGAGAGTCACCCCGGGCGCCTGACCTTTCTGTCTAACGCTTGAGCCCTGTGGGAGGCCGGCGAGGTTGACGTCAACTGTCGAGCGGTTTTCGGTCACGGTCGACTGCTCAACCGGGCGGCCGAACATGCGCGGGCCACCGCCCCCGGGGCCGCCGCCTGCGCCCGCTTGCGCCGGGGCGCCGCCGCCGCCTATGCCGAGAAACTTTCCGAGCCTACCGAGGAGCCGCGGGCCTGCCGTAGCGATGCGCTTTATGTTTTCCCAAACCGCTTTGATCGTGTTTCTAAACTTCTCAGAACGTTTCCAGAGCAGTACCAGGAGCCCGGCAAGGGCTGCAACGCCCGCGACGATTGCGCCGATCGGAGTTGCGATGAACACCACGTTGAACGCGGCCCACGCGACTTTGAGCGAATTGACTACGGCAATCGCGGTGTTCAGCGCCTTAAATGCCGCAACTCCCGCGAGTATCGCCGGGATCAGCCCGGAATCCCACGCCTTCACGAGCAGGCGAACCGTCGAGCGAATCTTGTCGAAGACCTGCTCCATCTTGAGGGAAATGAGCTCTTTGTTCTCACGAATCCATGCCGATGTCTGCGAGATGAGCGGAGTGAGCTCTTCGATAAGCGGGCCGAGGGCGCGGTTACGCAGGCCCATCGCTGCAGAACGGAGGTTCGTCATTGAGTCCTGGAACTTCTCGGCGGCCTGCGTGGCCTCCTGAGACATGACCATCCCGCTCGCACGGGCCTCCTCACGGAGGGACTCAATGCCCCCGCTTCCTGCCTCGGCGACACGCACAAGCTCGCGGCCCGAGGAAGAAAACGCCGCCTGTGCGAGAGCAGTGCGCTCCGCGGCCGAAGAGGCGCCATTCATAGCGTCCATAAGCAACATGAACGCCTCTTCGGAATCGGTTGTAGTTTTCAGCTGGTTAAGTAGCTGCGGGTTTGTGCGTTCAAGGAGCGTCGACAACTGCCCCTGCCCGCTTCGGAGCAGGCCGAGCCGGTTGTTCATGGCTTTGAACGACTTTTCAAGGTTGTCGGTAGAGACACCCTGCCGTTCGGCTGCGAAGCGAAGCTCCTGCAGAGCCTCGACACCAATCCCGAGCTGTCGGGCGGTCTTCCCGATTTCGTCGCCGGCTTCGGCGAATTGACCGATGCCGCGAGCGACCGCGCCGGCTGTCATCGCGGCAGCCACTCCGCCGACGAGGCCGCGAATGCGCCGCAGGGAATCGCCGACGCCCCGGAAACTGCGGCGGGAGTTGCGAGAAAACCGCGTGACGGACTTGTCCATCCGCTTCATCGGACGGGTAAACTGGTCCTTTGCGCGGATAACAAAGTCTTGATAGGCCTTACTTGGCATTTTCGTGCAGCTCCTCTACGGCGCGATACCACCACACAAGCCGGTAGACGGGCATGCCCCACAAACTCGGCTCGTCAAATCCGAACTGTCCGGCTACCGACACGAGCATTGCCCGCATGTCCTGCGGGCTCAGGCGAAAAAACCGACGAGCACCCCGAGCACGGTCATGTCACGCATGCGGATGCGGTCAATGTAGCCGACCGGCACATCGGCCATGTAGGAGATGAGTTTTACGGTCTGCTCGAGCTCGTCCTTGATGGCCGTGGCCTTTTTCACCTGCAGCACCGAGGGCTCAGATAGGCTCATAGTCGTGATCTGCTCGCCGTTGTCGAGCACGACCGGGCGGCGCAGGCGATAGCGAAACTGGTTTTCCGCCGCATCCCACTCGAGGAGTCCGGCGCGCAGGGCCCGGAGCAGAACATCACGGGAGTCTGCATCGAGCTCGCGGTCGAAATCCTCTTCGATGCGCGCGAGCTCAGCCTGTGCCGCCTCGGGCGACACGCTTATCTCATCGCCCATTCCTTACTGCTCCTCGTAGCGCGGGCCGCGCATGGCGACCTCGGTTGTGCCGGCGACGCCATCCATGGTGAGCTCTCCCTCCATGGCAAGCTGCCCCGAGTGCACCGAACCGGATGCGACCGTTACCTGCACCGGCACCTCTTCGCCTGAGTTTGCGACCTCCTGCAGGGTCTGGAACTCCTCGGTAGTCACCGAGAGCTGCAGCCCGTCAAAGCCGCCGAGCTTGCGGTTTTGGTTGGTGTGCATCCGCCCGTCGCCGGTCGGGAGGTTCTCGTTTTGGAACCCGTGAAACATCGGATTATAGCCGCCGCCGCCTCCGACGGGGCTGTATTCGACGCCGTCTATGATGACCTGCCGGACATCACCACCTTTGATTGCCATTTCTTATCCTCCTGGTCTCATTGTACAGCCGGGCCGCCGTTATGCGTAGCGCGCCCGGCCATAACCGGGCTCGAGCTACACGATAAAATCCCATTCGAGCTTGGCCGCAAGAATACGCAGGCCCGCGCTCGGAATGTCGGGAATCATCACATTGATGCGGCCCGGGTTTCCGGAATCGATCTCAACCTGAATGCCGGAGACGATCGTCTCGCGGTCGGTGCTCAGCCCCTGTGCAATCCAACTGTCAACGAGTTTGATCGCGTAGCCCTTGGCTGTTTTCGGCCGCACGCTGAACGGAACAGCTCCGGGCGTGTCGTCTGTGAGAACAACGGTCTGCGTAAACGGCGGGCTTCCATAGGTGATGTTCGCCTCGTTGATCTTCACCTGCAGGTTGGGGATGATGATAGCGAACCGATACGATTCGGTAGCCACGCCCTGGTCACTCTCGATCCGCGTGGTTGCGGTATCGCCTGCGAGGGCTCCGGAACCTGAGTTGAACGTGTGCGAGACGCCGAGCTTGAGGCCCGAGTCACGCTGCGAGTAAGTGAGCTCGTTGCCGCTTCCGGCGCGAACACCCGGGATGACGTTTCCATAGACCGGCCGGCCAACTTTGTCGCCTGCATGGTGGCGCGCCCACATGCCGGCGAACGCTGCGGCGATCTCGAACGCCGTGGTGAGCGAACCATGCACCGGAATGTATGAGGAAAACTCGCTGTTGCGGGTTCTGTTTCCGGCCGTGCCAACTGCGGAAAGCAGGTTGCTACGGGTGTCGGTGTAACCGATAAACCCGATAAACGGGCGCTTCACGCTCGGGTCGTTTCTATCGCGGCCCGCCGCCTCGAGCGCGGAAATCGAGGTGTCATCGAGGTACGGGCAGACAACCTCAGTAAACCACGTATCGCCGAGGTTTCCAAGAGCGGTGTCTATCGCCGGGTTGTTGGCGCCGCTTGAGAGGTTCGCATCAACGCTAACCGTAAGCCCCGCCGGGGTCTCGTCGTTGTCGGCGTTGTTGAGCGCCATCTGGATTTGGTTCCCGGCCTCCCCGCCGTTTCGCGCGGTGACCGTGACCGTCCCGGTGGAGTTTGATGCAGTGACCGGAAGGTCTGACTCGGCATTGATAGCATCGGCGATCGCGCCGCCTACGGTGTCGGCGTCGTCTCCGGAGCTCACCGCAACGTCCACCTCGACGCCGGCGACGGTGAGATGCACGGTGCCGTCTGCGCTTGCGCTGTTAGATACGGCGATCTCACCGCTTGCCGCAACGGCTGAGCCGTCGTCTGCGACCGGAAGCGCCCACGCCTCATAGCCGATAGCACCACTTCGAAATGCGGCGTCGGCGAGGACTGCGAGCATGGAGCCGCGGCCGTAGCGGTTCTGCGCGTCTGCTACAGACTGCAGCAACTGCGGCTGGTTGTCGGTCGGGCTTTGCCCGGAATTGTACTGCCCGATGAGCAGTACCCTGTGCGTGAGCGGGGCTGAAACGCCGCGCCTCACGTTCTGCTGCTCCACGAATACGGCGGATGCCGCAGCGGAGCTTGGCACATTACTAAATCCAATTGCCATTGTTATCCTCCGTACTCATAGAGCGCGCTCCACTCATCGGTGCTCACGCTCAACTCTGTCATTGTCTCGCCGCTCGCCTGAGCCGGCGTGTACTCAACCCGCGCGTCGATGCGGATGCGGGCGCCCACAAGCGGGAGCTCCTCCGCAAACGATTCGGGCTCTACGATCTGGACGTCGGGCCACTCGAGCTGTATCTCCTCGCCTGTGTACTGCATCCGGATGCGCTCAGAAGCGTATATGGCATTTAGCACTTGCTGGATAAGGTACATGAGCCGGCGATACGCTTGACGGTCGCCGCGGGCGCCGGTGGCCGAGGTCTTGCCGTTTGCCACGAGGTCGACGTGGTAGGTTGCCGTTGCATCCCACTGACCGGGGCTGCTTGCGGTGTTGTCGGCGCTGCGCAGTTGGGCGAGCGAAACGCTCACCCACGGTACGCGCTGCTGCTGCATGCCGCGAAATCCACCCTCGAACACCTCAAAGGTTGCCGCGGGGTCAATAGCCGCCTGCTCGTCGCGGTAGGTCTCGAGTGCCGAGACCATGCGCTCGAGGAGCACATCGTATATCCCGCGCGGGTCAACCGGCATTACTCAGCATCCTCCACCATGACGGTGATAGTGCCCATGGTATGGTCATAGACCACATCGCGGCACACGCCATCGACAGTCTCGCCTGTGACATCGGTCGTCTCAACGGGCCACCCCTCATCAGGGACCAGCGAGAATGAGGAAAGCCGGGCGGTCACCGCAGTGTGCGGGGCATACACGCGCACGCCAGTGTTAGGGTCGACCTGACTGTCGACGCGCGTTACCTGCGCCTTGACCGTCTGTGTGTTCGACGTATCAGGATCTGTGAATGTGGCGTCTACACCAACGGCCTCGAGGCTGTGTTTGAGCCCCTGCTCTGCGGCTGCCCGGATATCCATTACTCGCCGGCCTCCTCGGAGTCGGGTTTGCGTTGGACGCCGGATGTGGGCTTCGCGCCCTCGGTGGACTTGGGCGGGCGCCCGGCCTTCTTGACCTGCTCGCACTGCCCTTTGTTTATCATCCGCTTAGCGATCCCGTCTTTGAGTTCAGTCTCGTACCCGTTTGGGAATCGAACTCTCATATGCACCTCCAAAGCAGGCGGGGCGCGAGGCCCCGCCATGCCGACTTAGGTGTTAACGACCTTCACGCCGAGGTGCGGTATGCCGTACCCGACGTTGCCGCGGTAGTACGCGGAAAAGATCCACTGCTTGGTGCCGGCCTTCTTCTCCATGTCAGTCGCGGCGCTCTGCCGCAGCTGATAGATGAAAGGGCGGACTGGCTCGTTGGTGGCGAAGACGTACCAGTCATTGGCATCGTCAGCGTCGAGGCGCGGATTCGCGATGACGCGGAACCTGCCGTTGTACGGGTTGAACGTGTTTGTGCCGCCGGTTGCGGTCGGGTCAGCGATGGACTGGACGAGACGGCGGATGTTGGGCTCGAGGGCGACGGGGCAGACGATGGTGTCGGCCTGGATGCCAAGAACCTCGCCCTTATCGTCTTCGAACTTTGCCATGGTCTCGACCGCAGTCGCGAGGTCTGCCTCAATGTTGGCAAGGCTCTCCCCGCTGCCAGAAATCGTGTTGTCGATGGTGCGGTTGCCGGTGGCGTTGGAGAAGTACGCGACGCCATCGTAGGCAAGGTTGGACGTGCCGTTGATGATGGCATCAGAGAGGAGTTTCTCGGGGTGGCGCAGAATCCGCTGGGCGAGCTGCTGCGAAAGGGTACGCAGGACGCCGGTCTGGTCGTCGTCGATATGATTCTGGTTGATCATAACCGAAGCGACCCAGTCGCGGTTCTTGATGATGTAGTCGTAGTCTTCGAGCTCCTCAGCGGTGACTTCGCCAAGCCACTCGCGCACGATCGGCATGGCGCCAATCCACGGGTAATCCTCTGCGGCGCCGCTGGAGGGGTTCTCCATCGCGAGCTGCATCAGCCCCGGGGAAACGCTGCGGGCATCCTGAAACTGCCGCATGGCTCGCGCCATCTCGGCATTGAAAATCTTGTGTGCTACGGAAGGATACATTTTCCGTTACCTCCTTACTGCACCGAGAACTGACGAATGTCGACAAGCACAAGGCCTGCGCCGACATCTACGTCGAGCACTGGGGCGGCAACCGTCTTGCTGCCGGACGTCTGGGTGAGCGTGCCGTCATCCGCGATGTAGACCAGCTCGCCCACATCGGTCTGCGCGGCACTTCCAAGCGGAAGCCACACCTTGCCGCGGCGAAGCACGGCGCGGGGGTTCTCGCCGGAGCCGACAACCTTCTCGTCTTCCGACTCACCGCCCTCGTACTGACCGGTCACGATGCCCGCGGGGTGAAGCGCGGCAGTGTCGCTCGGCACGGCGGCATATCCGTCGGAGTTGTAGCAGAGAACCGCGCCCTTGTAATACGTGTCCGATGCAGCAACACGCGGGCTGATCTCTTCCTGATGTCCCTCGAACTTGCGAGTGGTAGGTGCGCTCAAAGCAGCCATGCTACATCACCTCCTGCTTGTACTCACGATACTCCGCGGCGCTCATGTTGAGAAGTCGCATAGCCTCGCGATCATCGTCGTCGAGGTCAACGGTGCTCTCGCTTGCGACCTCGACAGCCGGCGGATTCTCACCCTGCAGCTTGCCGCCGTCACGGATGGCGACCTGCAGCCGAGCGTTGATCTCACTCGCGCTCTTGCCCTCGGCGATGGCCTCATGGACCACCTCGGCGAGCTTCACGTTATCAGGGTCCGCGTCGACATACGACCGCAGCTCCGAAACGCGCGCGCGCTCTTCATCCCGCCCCTCGCGCTTTAGCTCAGCGTAGAGGTCGGGATGCTGTTCCTTTAGCTCCTTCTGGGTCATTGGAGTCTCCCTACTCTCTCCCGCCATTGCGGGGCGGGATTCTGGTTTTTCGGGGTCACCCGTGGCGGGCTCCCCGATGTCACCGGCAACGCCGGCGTTATCTCCAGCGGCCATAACCGGCCGCGGCAGTTCTACGTTGATCATGGCAACGAGATCTTCGGGCTCTTCGGTCTTGCCATGCTCTCGAATAGACTCACGAGCCTCGCGCACACGGCCTGCTGCAACAGCCATTGCCTCCGCGCGGCTCTCGGCGCCATCGCCCGCCTCGACCATGGCGTCGGCAAACCCTGCATCGACGATTTCCTCACCATACAGCCATGTCTCGGAGTCCATGAGCGCGCGGATGTCCTCAACGGGCCCGCCGGTCTTTTCGGCGTACGCCCGGGAAAGCACGCGGGCCATGCCGTCGAGGATGTCGGCCTCTTTGCGCAAGTCGTTCTGATCGCCGATTGCCATCGACCACGGGTTATGTATCATCCACACCGCA